TGATCGACGCAAACCGGCAGTTCCTGGTCAACGAAGCCGGCTCCGTTGTCGAGGCGCAACGCCAGATGATGGCCTTTGCGCGAATGTCGGTTGACGACCCGCGCGGCTTGATCCAACATATTGCTCGCGCGAAAGGTGTTGACCTTGCCGCGCTTGTCGGACAGCCCCAGCAACAGGCATCCGGCCAGCAACCGCAAGACCTCGCATCCTACGTCGACCGGCTCGTCCAGCAGAAGCTCCAGCCCCTCGCGGCGCAGTTTCAGCAGCAGTCGCAGCAGCAAACCGATACCACGATCAGCCAAATCCGGGCCTTTTCCGAAGACCCGGCGCATCCGTACTTCAACGATGTCGCTCAGACCATCGAGCGCTTGTTGCAAGCGGGGGAAATCCCCGAAGGACCGCCGCTCCAGCGTCTTCAACAGGCTTATGACCACGCGACGTGGGGCAATCCGGCGATTCGCTCGCAGCTTATGGCTGCTCAAGGCGAGGAAGCGGGCCAGCGGAAAGCTGCGGATGTCGCGAAGGCGCAAGCCGCCCAGCGAGCATCACTCACCGGATCGCCCGTACCCGGCGGCTCATCGCTCAACGGCTCGGGCAATCCAAACGCAAGCATTCGCGACGACCTGATATCGGCCTTTAGGGCACAGCAGGGCGTCTAGGAGACGTAAATGGCTTCCCCGAATTACTCGGAAATCGCAACCACCACGCTGGTCCACCGCTCCAAGAAGCTGGCGGACAACGTAAGCAAGAACAACGCGCTTCTCTATCGGTTGAGCGAGAAGGGCAACATCAAGGAAATCTCAGGCGGGCGTACCATCGTGCGCGAGCTGGAATACGCCGAGAACGGCACCTTCACGCGTTACAGCGGCTACGACACCGTGAGCATCGCGCCCTCGGATGTCTTCAGCGCCGCTGAGTTCGACTGGAAGCAGGCGGCGGTTGCCGTCTCCATGTCGGGCCTTGAAGAGCTGATGAACAGCGGCCCCGACGCCGTGATCGACTTGCTCGAAAGCCGCATCAAGAACGCCGAAAAGACAATGATGAACAACATCGCCGTCGATTGCTATTCGGATGGCACGGCCTCGGGCGGCAAGCAGATCGGCGGCCTTCAGTTGCTGGTGGCCGATACGCCGACCTCTGGCACCGTGGGCGGCATCAACCGCGCGACTTGGAGCTTCTGGCGCAATATCGCGGTTTCCGGCACTTTCACTTCCGCCGGCATTCAGGCGGGCCTCAACTCGATGTACGCCCAGACCGTGCGCGGCAAAGATCAGATTGATCTCTATCTGGCCGACAACACGGCATGGATCGCCTACCTGGCTTCGTTGCAGGCCATCCAGCGCATCACGACCGACAAGGTGGCGATGGCCGGCTTTCAGTCGCTGAAGTTCATGGGCGGCGACTTCGTCCTCGACGGCGGTTATGGCGGCGGCTCGCCGTCCAGCCACGTCTACGGCCTCAACACCGACTACATCTACTACCAGCCGCACCGCGACCGAAACATGGTGCCGCTCAATCCCGACCGCTTCAGCACCAACCAGGACGCGATGATCAAGCTCATCGGCTTCGCCGGCAACATGACGCTGTCGAACGCTTTCGTTCAGGCTGTCCTCAAGTAACAGCCCAGGAAAAGGAGAACTTCACATGACTACCGCATCTTGGGCTTCCATGGACACCACTGCCGGCGCTTCGAGCCCCGGCGATTCCGCAGACAGTGTCGTCACCACGCAGTCGGGCGCGTCGATTGGCCCGCAGGTTACGGTCGGCACGGTTCGGCGTTTCAATGACCTCTCGGGCAAGTACGGCCTCGGGGAGTTCATCTACCTCCCCGGCGTTGCCTCGCTCGCGGTCGGCGATGTCGTTGAATACAACCTCTCGGCTGGCGTCGCTTTTACTGACGCTACCGTGGTTCGCTGGGCCGGCACCGCCGGCACTGGTAAGGCTTTGGCTGTCGCCACGACCGCCAACACCTCGGCTCTCACGTTTAGCTGGTATCAGATCGGCGGCGCTGCCGTCGTCAGCACCAGTGGCACCGTGGCAGCCGGTGACAAGGCGTTCTGGCAGGCTACTGGCACCGTCTCGACCACGCAGGTCAACGGCAAGCAGGTGCTTGGCATGACGGCCTTCTCGGCCAACGGCGTGCCCTCGGCCAATAAGGCGATCTACACGTTGGATCGTCCGCATTCGCAGGGTCAGGTCGTCTAGGCAGCCAGCGACTAGGGGGAGAGGGCTTCGGCTCTCTCCTTTCTTCCTTTCAACCGGACCCGCCTCAGAGCGGCATGGAGCAAAGAATGGCCGACCCGCAAGTGTTCAAGGTTCCCGATCCCGCCAATCCGAAGGAAGCGGTCTACGTTCACTTCGACTGGCAGACCGAAAAGAACGAAGCGGAAAGCGACAAGGCCGGCCTGCCTATGTTCGACAGTATCTTGGTGGCCTATATCAGCGCCCCAGGCATGACGCGCAGCGAAGCCACCAAGGTTTGCGAGCGCAAGACGCCAGATGGTGGCGTGGTGAAGAACCTCGACGCTTACCAGCGATTCGGAGCCCAGATCGAAGCCTACAAGGCGGGAGAGAATCCGCCGGATTTGACGGGTACGCCGCTGGCTGAACTTTCCGGCCTTGATGCCGGCATCCGCGCCACGTTGAAGGCGATGAACGTCCATACCGTCGAAGGTCTCGCAAGCCTGTCCGACACGGTGCAGATGATGGGCTTCCACAAGTACAAGACGCTGGCCAAGGCTCACATGGATCAGGCCAACGGGCAGGCGCCACTCCTCAAGATGGCTGCTGAATTGCAGGCCGAGAAGGAACGCAACGACACGCTGACGCGACAGGTCGCCGACCTCGCCGCGCGCCTCGACGCGATGGACGACGGCTCGCCGGCCAAGCGTGGGCCGGGCCGACCGCGCAAGCTGGACCAAGAGGCCGCTTGATGGCACACGATTCGGCGCTGGAGCGGCTGGCCAACCTGCTGAAGCAGACGCTAGGCGTGCGCGCCCAGCAGGGCTTTGCGCTCAACACCCCGCCAGAGTTTTCCGCGCCGGTCTCTCCGAGAAGTATCGGCGGCCAATCACTCAACGGAAAATTTGTGTTTCCGTTGTCGAGTAAGCCTATAAACCCACCCATGCGCGATGGGGCCATGCAGCCGTCGCCCAACTTCGGCGCGCTTCCTGCGGAGGATGCCACAGCGGCCCAGCGCGGCACGCCCTACGCCCCGCCCGATGTCGCCGCCGCAACCGCCAATCCGTCCATGGTCCAGACGCCTGCCCCTGCGCCTGCGGTGGCGCAGCTCCAAGCGGTAATACCCGATATCGTAATACCCGATATCTCCTCGTCATCGGCTGGCCCTGAATATGCCGGTCCTATGTCGTCGCCACGGCCTGGAAACCTTCAACCCGCCGGAATGGACCAAATGGGCCTTGCCGAGCAGCTTCTGGCCCGGCAGCAGATTGCAAACGCACTGAATAATCCGAATGGTTCTTTCAAAAGTCTGTTCGGGTTAGGCGGCTGACATGACAGCGCTCTCGATAGTCCAGACCGCCGCCGCTTGGTTGGCGTTGCCGATTCCCACGGCGCTGTTTTCGGCCACCGACGCGCAGACCATCCAGCTTCGCAATCTGCTGAATGAGAACGGCACCGAGTTGGTGACGTGGCCCGATCATGCTTGGGTAAAGCTCACCAAGGAAAAGACTTTCACCACCGTCGCCACTGACATTCAAACAAGCGCGCTGGCATCAGACTATGGCCGCTTTTGCGACGACTCAATGTGGGACCGCACGCAGGACCGCCCGGTCTGGGGACCGATGTCGCCACAACAGTGGCAACAGGAGAAGGCCGGCCCGACGTTTACGACAATGTATTACGGCTTCCGGCTACGCGGGAACGACTTCCTGATGACGCCGACGCCGACCGCAGGCGACACCATCGCCTACGAATACGTCTCCAACCTCTACGTCTATGCCAGCGGCGACACGGTGCCGACCAAGAGCGCTTTCAGCGCCGATACTGACACCTGCATCTTCGACGAGACAATGATGGCGCGTGGTTTGCGCTGGAGCTTTCTGCGAGCCAAGGGCTTTGACTACAGCCAAGAATATCAGACGTGGGTCGAGATGGTGCAGCGCCTCGCAGCGCGCGACGGCGGTATGCCCAAGCTGTCGGCCAGCCGGAACTACCCGTGGACGCGGCGCTCGCCGTTCATCCCTGACGGAAACTATCCCGGCTAGGCGATGGCCGACTGGCAAACCCAACGCATTGCGCAAGCGCTGCTTGGCCCGCGCGAAGGAAAACTCACGCCCGCCAATGAGACGGCCTATCAGTCGTTCATGGGGCTCGACCCGAGTGTGCGCCAGTGGCGGAATGAGTTTCAGGGGAAGTACGGCGAGCCGCCACGCACCGACGACCCCGGTTTCAACTATCGCGAAGCTTTCATGGCTGGGAACAAGCCGCAGCCCTACGCGGGCGACGGCACCATGCACTGGGATTCGCGCGGCAAGGCCCCGGACCATCCCACCGCGTGGATGAATGACTTTATGGGCCAATACGGCACCGATCCTATCGCGCAATCGCAGCAGGGCTTCACGGCCCCACAGCAGCAGATGGTGAACGGCCAGCTTTCGCATGACTTGCTTACCCAGCTTTTGCGAGGGCAGCGCTAGTGCTTTATCCCGCCGTCGTCACGCGCAAGGGCCGGGCGCAGCGCCAAATCAGCAGCGCCTTCACCGTTCCGGCTCCCACCGGAGGCATCAACGCAAGCGATGCCTACACCAACATGAAGCCCACGGACGCCATCAACCTGGTGAACGTGTTTCCCGAAGCTAATTACATTGATGTGCGGCGAGGCTACGCTGTGCAAGCCACAGGGCTGATTAATGCAGTGCAGACCCTGCTTGTCTGGAACGGTTCAACGGGTGTCGATAAACTGTTTGGCGCGGCTGGTTCCGTCATTTACGACGCGACGGCTACGGGTACAGCCACATCTGCCGTCACCGGCCTGACTAACGCCAAATG